TGTTTGGTTTACCTTCAACTGTAAGTTCTCCAGTATCTCCATTAAAGAATACATCTTCTTTTAATAAGTTCATGAATTCCTTTACATCTTCCTGAGCTTTTTGGAAACTCTTAGATCCTGTTGGAACTTTTGTTTGTAATCTAATTGGAGCATTCATAACGTGCCATATTACTTTAGAGTGTTCTAAAATTCTAAGCATGTTAAATGATCTAATCATTCTCTCAACAAAACTAATTCTCTTAGTTTTAAAGTGATTTGAATATGATATGTATATTACCTGAGAATCTGCAAGGATTCTAGTTGATCCGTCTGCTTGATCATATTGAGTCCATTGTAAGAATAGTTTTCCTCTTGCATCTTTAGTAAGATTAGGACTAACTGTAACTGGATCTAATTCTTTAAATCCAAGTACCTTCGTTGGTTTATCTATATTATCAAATACTATTTCGAAAGCTAAGTGACCTTCAATTAAGAATTGGTATGCAAATTGCCATGCAGAAATTCCTTCTGAGAATCCCCATGCTGTATACATATCATCGAAATTGGAATGATACTTTTTAATGATATCATCCTGATATTTAAGTCTTTCTGTTTTGTTTGATCCAACATACATTAACTTTCCAGTTAAATCATTTGAATGACAGAATCTATTATCATCGCTATATACGACCATATCATCTGCTATTGTATCAAGTACGAATTCAATTTCACCATTGGATGCGATGTCTCTTAATCTCTCACGTTTTACTGCGTAATCTAATTGAAAGAATGCGATAGATTTAGTTCTCAATTGAGAAGTAGTATCTGCGATCGCCATTGAATATCTAAGTAAATCACTACTGGAACCTGATAAATCAGATCTAGCTGATAATTGTCCTTCAATAAATCCAATTGCTTTTGAATTCTTTAATAATAGATCTTCATATCTTGTACCGAACCTACTTAAGGTTGATAGTGACTTTGAAGTCTTTGAATTTGTACTGTCTCCGAAACCTGCCATAATTTATGTTATTATTTAATTTTGTTTTTGTTCAAATAGTTCATATACTCTTGAAATATCAGTAATACCTGGTGCCAGAACAATTCCTCTTGATTCTAATGATGCCATTGGTAATTCGCCGATATTATCCCAGTCTATTAACCTTGCTCTTTTTATTAGTTTTAATTTATACGCACTAACTGCGCTATATAAGTTTACTCCACTTGCTTGTGATAAGATCTTAGCTGTTATACCATACATTGGAAGATTGGTTTTTGCTCTTTCATCGAATCCTATCATATCTCTATCTTTATCGAATACGTTTAGTCTATCTAAGCTTGATTCAATTAAATTCAAATGAGCATTGTAGATTGCCATGTGATACTTAGGAGGTATTACTTTAAAATCAACCATTAATAAGTTTTCCTTCCATCTAGGGTGAGCTAGTGCTAGTCCCATAGGATTTAAATCATAATGTTGTTTATCAGAAAGATATCCTGTTGGATTCTCTTTAAATTCTTCACTAGAACTAGGAAGAAATGATCTCGACATATTAGGTATCTCTATATTAAAAGAATAATAATGTCCAGGAAGTATCTGATTCCTTGTAATATTTACTCCTTTATCTTCGAATACTTGAGAGTAATTACGCTCTCTGTTATTTGTTATAAGATCTTTAATTACTATCATCTATTTCTTTTACCTTTTACCGAACAAAAAGTTCTCTGTTATTATTCCAAATGTCATATTATGTGCCTTCGCATATGCTTTTGCAGCTTTAAATTTCTCAGTATTAACCATGAAAGCTTTAGCCTGCCTTGCATATTGATATGCTTGCTTCTCCGTTAATCTTTTCGGACTTGGAGGTGGAACTATATCTTTATTTGGTTTTACTTCAATTAACCACTCACGTTCTTGACCACTAACTCCTTTAGTTTTCATGTAACAGTCAATATAATATGTTGCTTGTTTTCGTGTGACTGGATTCCAATACTGGATTCCAATAGGTTCACTTGCGTATTCTAAAACAGATTCGTTAGTATCGCAATAACTGAAGAACTTGAATTCCCAGCCTGATCTGTAAATAATGTTTGTTGGATCTCCTTTATATTTCTGAGGATTCTGTGGAGTAAAGTATCCTTGGCGGATTCTACCCTTCCTAGGTTTTAGAAAATCCTTTATATCTTTCTTCTTTGCCATATATTCTTATTTATTAGACAACAATGCCCTCTATTCGAGGGCACCTGTGTCAATATATTTTAAATATAAGGATTAATCTATAGTGCTACCGATTAATCTATCAGCATCATTAGGACCTATTTTTCCTTTTTCTACTAATTTTACGATTAATGATGCGATTGCTAATTGCTCAGCTGAATCTAATTCTTCTACACGAGCTTCATCTCTTTCGAAAGCATCTTTTAAATCTTCAAATGCTTCTTTTGCGCATTCTTCTACTTCTTCTTCACTTCCTACTAATTCGACTATTTCTTCAAGTATATTTGTTTCTATTTTTAAATCTAATTCGGCTTCTTCGTTAATGAAGTATTGAGCATTCATGTACTCACTTAATGATGTAATCATTCTACTAATTGTTATTTTAATTATTTATTCGGTAAAATTAGATAGAAAGTAAGTCGTAGACAGAATCTGAAAAGTATTTCATTAGCAATTCATTGAAGTCTGGAACTGACATTGCATCTCCTCTATCAATATAGAATTGAAATAGTGCATTGATATCTCCAATTGAATTTACCTCTTTTCTATTGTTTGGATATTTCTTTCTAACGTCCGATATAAATTTATTCCAAAGGAAAACGTTATATCCTTGATTAATAAGCTTCATTGATTCAGTTTTACCCGCACTATCATTGTCGAAGAATATGTATGCATTTCTTTTAGATAATAAGGTTCCTAATAAGGATTTACTTTTAGTTACCCCAGTGGTGGCTATTGAATTATACATAAACATAGAATCAAACTGACCTTCAGTAACAATTACAGGTTTAGTGAACTTTACATTTAAGATATTATAGAAGTTATTAATATTGTCAAGCTTAGAGATTTCATCATCAGTATAATCTTTAGCTAGTTTCTTATCAGAGAATTCTGAATAGTTTTTAATATCGTATCGAGGCCCGGGTGAATCATCATCGATTTTACGTGTCGATACACCGAGAATCTTTCCTGATATTATGTCTAAGTTGAATATGAATATTTTACTATCACTTGGATCGAAATAACAAGTCTCAATAAATACGGGCAAGGTTAATAAATGTCTACCTCGAATATATCTTCCAACTTTACTTTCAGGACGAGCGTCAACACACTTCTTAAGCTGAAATCGCTCGGCAAGAGTCTGAATGTTAAGTAATTTAGAATTAATATTCGGCTTCATTAGAAACTCCATCATGAATCCTCTCTTAGTTTCACTTCCAGTTAATTTCGGAATGACTACTGCAGTTACTGATGGAATAGATAATGAGTTATCACTTGCAAAAGCTAGAATAAATTCTTTATTAGTTGCATATGTTAAGCACCCATCATTGTAACATTTATATGTTCCACTCTTGAAATAATAATTTCCACGCTTCTTCGTATGATCCTTTTCAGAATCTCCACAATATGGACAAGCAAAGTTAAGTTTGTTACTTGTGCTTTCATCCAGTTGCTGCTTTACTAAATTACCCGGGAATCTCTTTAATAAGAGATCCTGGATAAATTGAGTCATGGTATATTCCTTCTCACTTAGCATGTATTATTTAATGGTAGCACGTTCGGCTTTGACCAATTCTTTAGCTTCCGCTTTGGCTAAAGCTTTAGCTGCCTTCTCCGCATCTTTGATTTGTTTAGCTTCTGCTTTTGCTAAAGCTTTTGCATTCTTCTCTGCTATCTTAACTGCTTCTATTTCTTCAAGTACATGATCTAATCCAAGAGACTTTGCCACACGTTTTCTATATGCCTCAAGATTCTTATTGATCATGATAATAGTATTCAATCCAAACTTTGAAATTATTTCAAGATACTCATCGAATATCTCATCTGGAATTTCAGCTTGAGGATTTCCAATAATCTTCCAAAACTTCTTATCTACTTCACAATGCTCAAGCGTTACACTATTCACTGCGTGGAATGGATATAATTGGTCATCAGTTAATGGAGTCTTAGTTTTAGATGATTTAAATTCAACTGCACGTTTAACGGAGATGTCTAATTTATGTAGACCGATTGCACCTAATATTCTATTGATAGGTTCTACTATTAATATAAAGAACTGAGTGTCAGTATCCATTTCCGGTGCAATTTCTTTTGGATAATCACCAGGATTATATGCAAAGGAATCGAATCCTATTTCTGTAGGTTTACATTTATAGAATCTAACCTTATTTCCTTCTCTAATTTTAGGATATGTAGATTCAATATCATTCTTTAAAATTAAATGATTGTGATGCATTACTGCCTTTGAATATACAGTTGCTCCTTTTACTAAAGTTCCTCTATGTTCGCTTTCAATATATTTAGAATATACCCTTACACTGAAACTCTGACTTACTTCATCTGGAGTTTTAGTAAGGAATTCGACTTTATCCTTTTTAATCATAGGAATCAAATCATCTTCTAAACTTAACGTTGTACCGTTCTCTAATAAGTATTCAGTATATGCTCTAAGCTTAGTTCTTGCCCATTCAGGATATGAACTCTTAATTGGTTCTAATCCTTTAATTAACATTGGACGTTCATTCAGTGGGAATACTTCTTTCTTTGGATTCGGTTCATATACTGGACGTATAGCATAATTCTTCTTCATAATCCAGAATCCCTTATCACTAATAGATTCTAATTTGAAAGTCTGCCTGTTTTCAGTATTGAATAATTTACCATATCTTTCAAAAGCATCGTTGAAATATCCTTCGAATCTATGTTCATCCATTAATATACATAGACGAATTGCTTCATCATCAGTAAAATCATGTTCGATAGAATCGATTGCAGATCCGAATTGAACGTAGCTTGAATCTGTATCTGTATAGATTGCAGCGATATCATCTACTTTATTAATCTTGTATTGATCTACTC